ATTCGATCAATGTCGTTTACATCAGAAAATCCAAATACTTTCTTAGAAGGCATTTTTCACCTCCGTGTTTCTTGCTTTTGGTATTGCTAATGTTGACCAATTTGCTGGATAATTAATTTTAAAGGCTGTATAGATTGCATCTTCTCCAACAGCTAACTTTGCCCCGTCAGCGTCGAGCGTTTGTGGCATTGATGGATAGGCTTGCTCCCCGTCGTCGTCTGTTATTGTTATTTTAGTTTTAACCCCGGCAACGATTTGATTAAATCCAGCCTCAAGAATCTCTTTTTGAATCTTTTTGTTCGATACTTCAATTGAGATATCAACAGACCAGTATACAATATCAAAGTCGCTGGAGTTTTTTGTTGCAACCTGCTTGGCTCCAATACTATGTATTCTTGCATGCTCCGAATCAATGTTGATATCCAATATTGTTATTGGATCAGCGTTGATGGTATCGATATACTTAGGGATCCATTCAAATTTGAAATCTCGCAAATTATATGAAAAATTAACAATGCCATTAAACTCTTGCTTCATTAGCGTTGGGTCATACGGATCGCCAGCCTTGTTTATCACTGGAACGGTTGGTAATCCTTGATCATCGCCGTCTTTGTAAGCCTTATCAGCTACTATCTCCCTACCTATAGGGTTATAGCTTACGTTGTATGGTGGAAGATCCCACGGTTCGGTATATTGATCATCTTCGTCGTCGTCTTTTTCTCCCCCAGTTCCTGATTTTGCCTCATAGGTGCATGAGACGCGCCATTTTGTTTTATCATCTTCACTACTGATTAACGATGCTGTTTTGCTTGTTAGTATTTGCGCTTTATCGCTTGATAACAGCGAATCTACCTTTGGTAAACCGGAGTATGCTAAAATTGTGTTGCTGTCGTCTGATGATGAATCGCTATAAACATCATATAGAACAGTGGTTGTGCGTGTTTGCGCTGTCCACGTGCTTTCAGAGTCAACTATATTAGATGAAGTTACTGTCATAATGATGTCCCCATGATATATGTTGTTTTTAAACTTTTTTCTATTTTCTTTAATGTTTCTGCTGAGTTTTTGGTGTTTTCCTCAATTTTTGCTTCGGTTGATTTACCACCAATGGAGATTCTATAGGCTTCTGCAGAGCCTTTTTCCACTGCTGCAGCTAAACCGCCAAAGGTTCCGGCGATTGTTTTTGGCACAAATTCAGTAACAGCGTCGCGAAATTGCTGAATAAACGGGTCATTATCCCTATTTATCTCGCGTTGCCTCTCCCAGCCCTTGTTGTATTCCTCAAGCATCTTTCCGCTTTGAACATAGGCTTCGTTTGTCTTTCTAACAATTAGATCAATGAGACTAGAGCCTTTTTTATAAAGGACATTAAACAGAGAGTCCGATCCAGTGTCACCAGATGAACCAGCAACATTCGCTTGATCTTCCGTCATCTTTTTAATTTTTGCACTCTCAACCATATATTCGTCTAAAACCTTTATCGTGTTTTCTCCAAACGTTGATACCAGACCGGATGCGTTTTTCTTTTGCATTTCATAGTATGTTTCCACTTCTGCCTTTATGCCTTGTGCCGCTCGCTTGAATGCGTACTCTACATTTGTTAGGTCAAAACCATCCTTGCCAAAGCTAAAAACATAGTTCAACGCCTCGCTTCCAAGTTCCTTTATCCCTTGAAAAAGACCCTTAAACGCCTTCCATACAATACTTACACCAACAATTACAGTAGACACAGCAAGATCTATCAACCTACCATAAATGTCAAATTGATCCTTTTGGCTAGCCCACCAAAGCTTAAACACCGTCCTTATTCTTAGGCCCCATTCTGCTATCCATGAAAGGGAGTCGTTCAATCTATCGTTGGCTGATTTCAATCCGTCAACATCGTTTCCGAGTCCAACAAAAAGAGTTGCTGCAGAAACGAGGTTGTTTTTTAATCTATCGAATTGAGCGTTTAGAGAGTTCATATTCTTGTCTGCAAGCTCTTGTGTAAATCCGCTTGCGTTTTTAAGGTCTTTGTAGTACTCTTTCATGGCTCCACTTAAGCCGATTATCTGCGTTATTGCTCCGACTGACTTTGTTGTAAATCCAAGTTGCAGAAGTTGAGCCCTTCTCATTTCTGGAGTCAGTTTTCCAAATGCGTTTTCTATATCTTTTAGTATCTCCCACATGTGGCGCATCTGCCCATTGTAACCGTAAACCGCTATCCCCGCATCTTTAAAAGCCTGTCTATTCTGGATAGCCTTAGTTTGAAGATCTCGCATAACTATAGCACCCCTGGTGCCGGCTTTCTCTCCCTTTTCTCCAACTTTTGCAAAAGCGGCAACAAAGGCGGTTGCTTCCTCTATTGATTTACCAACTGCACGAAACTCAGCGCCGAGATTATTGGTAAGTGCATCGGCAAACTGAAGGACAGATGCTTGCGCCTGTTTGTTTGCCCTTGATAGCACATCGGAAACCCTAACCATTCCCTTTTCGTCTTCAATAACATTTTTAGATGTAAGGCTAAACACATTCTGAATATCAGCGAGTTTTTCTGTTGCTGTTGCAAGATCGAATCTTCCGGCAGTTGCAAACCTCGCTACATCGTCGATTTCACGGAGTGAAGTTGTAAAATTTTTACCAGCCGATCCTAAATAAAAGTATCCTTTTGCAATTTCATCCTGCGATAGCCTAACTTGACCAGATGCCTTTAGCGCAGCATAAGACATTTTATTATATTGCTCGGTCGTTAGGTCTCCAAAAATAGCTGTAGAGTTAGCCATTTCCTCTTGAAAATTAAGCATGGTTCCGACAGTTTCTTTCATCTTTCCTACAGCCATATTAATTGCCTGGTACTGAATCATGCCTTTCGCAAAATCGTTTCCAAGCGTAGGCATTTTGCTTCTAAGCTCTTTCATTTTATTGACAAACGGCTTGTAGTTTGCCGTTACCAATATTGATAATTTTGAAAAACCTGACATTAATTTTTCTCCTTATTTCCAAATCGCGCTTTCATTACTGCTGCCAATTCTTCCGCTGATCTTTTGGCTGGCTTGGTCTCGAAACCAATTAAAAAATCTTTCAATTTTGCTTTTTTGTCCATGCTTAACATACATGCGATATTCGCTAAGTAATAATGTTCTGGGTCATGATCCGTGACCCTCAAACTAAAATACTCCTCCCACCTAAGATATTGCTTAAATGATATTTCGTCTCCAAACCTCTTGTAATCGTAACGCCCAAATTCATGGGCGTGTTTCATCAGTCTGTATTCGAGGGAGTCTTTTCTAAGTCCTCCTTTGGCTTTCCCAGGCCGATCGAACTGGTCATCGCCTCCACTAGATCTTCACACAAAACACTTACTGGAACTTCGTTTCTCAGTTCTTCGACGGTGAAAATCGGGTCGTTATTTTCGTCGAGAAGTGCGCCTGCGATTAGCTCAAGGTGATCGTTTGATAAAATCTGTCGTTCATCCTCTGCTGAAGCCATTTTTTCCATTTCGTTAAACGTTACTCGTCGCACAAAACATTCAATTCCGAGTATCGACACCTTTTGAAGTGCCTTTTCTTTAATTCTTTGTTTTAACTCTTCTTTTGTACTCATAAAAATTACCCCATTCCGTAGGTTTATTTTTGATTAGGTTGATGCTGGTGTGTATGCTGGCGCTGTTTCTACAGAAGATCCATTGAGATTACTAACGGTAATAGTAACAGAGACTACGGCGCCTTGATCAGGATCCATTTCAATCGTAGGCTCATCGCCAGCCTGAACAAAGCCCCATATAACAAGCGTCCCCGTGTCAACAAAAGTCAATGTGATCTGTTCGTTTGACGCCCAAGATATACCCTCGTACACAGTGGCGTCGTAGCGGAACTTGACTTGAAAGTCCTTAATTTCTTTTAGCGCTGCACGAACTTTTGTTTTTACAGCCGTGTTTGAAAGGTTTGACGCGTTAATTACTGCGTACTCAAACCCAGAAGGTAAGGTCAAGTCAATGACCTTTAGCGAGTCTGCCGCCGTGGTTGTGCCAAAGGCAATCGTTGTGCCTGTGCCGTCATAAGTAATGCTCATTTCTTTTCTCCTTATTTAATTATGGTTGGTTGCAATTCATTTGCTCTACGGTTAGGTTGGTGTCATAAATAGTAAAATAATCGATATATCCAGACCCAAAAATTACATCAAATCCAATGTTAGTATAAAAAAGATTCGCTGTATTCCAACTGGTAATATCTGCAAACCAGAGAGTAGTATCTGTTGTTGTAACTAAATTAGTAATATCAACATCATTTGAATATATTTTTGGGGTTATTCCATTTTGAATAATTTTAATATCATATTCTGTGCTAGATGAAAAAGCCGATGTATGACGCCACTTAGTAACACCATTAACATAAAATCCTATGTCTAGTTCCTCTGCTGGACTAATAAAACAAACCAGCCCCGTATAAGGCCCACTATTCGTGAAATCAAAAAGACCCTGATAGGCTCCAAAGCCTTTTAAATTTATGTGTATCGCACCTTTTATGTTGGATGATAAGCCTGCTATTGCTGCACTAAGATCTAAGTAATCGTTGCTACCATCCCCTTTTGCACTTTCAAATGGCGACTCTTTGTATGCTGGTTGATAGCTTGCGTTGGCTTGGACAGCGTTG